ACAGGCTTACTTAGCGGAAGCTTATTTAGGGGTAGATACGAAAGATTACGATCGCGAAAATTTAATAAGATCTTTACCGCCGATATCAAAAAGCTTATTAGATTTAATAGACTTTTTGACAAAGGTGAATGAATCCCGGTTTAAGGATGACAATAATGCTTTTAGTTCTCCCGGTTTCGGCTCCTAAGCTGCGATCGGTCAGGGTGTCTTTAATGTAGTGTTGGATCTCAAAGGTAGATGAGGCATTAACTACGGAAATCCGTAGTGAGAAATGCTACGATAATGTCACGTTCCAAGTTTTTACCATGTTCACCGACTTAACCACTGCGCTCGCGATCGCCAAAGCCAACCTCGGTGTCACCGGAACAGATCGCGATGCTGAAATCACCGCTTTATTAGAAGCGAGCGCGGGAACAGACGCCAATGGCACAACCAACTATCGCCCTTACCTGGTGGCGGCTTACTTCTTACCGCTGTGGGGCGCGATCGCTAGGCAACAATTAATATCGGCTGATGGTGCTACTTGGCTTAAGCCAAAAGACTTTGATCCATTAATTACCTCTCTCCTTACTCTTCAAGAGAGCGCTGATTGTGGTTTGACTATTGACGAGTGCTGGAGTACAGACAATTTAAGAGAAAGGCTGCTCTGTGGCTGTAAAGCTGAGACTGGGGAGATAGCGGTGGCATTGCTTGGGGCGAATGTAATATGACGGAACTAAGGACAGATACGGAACTAAGGACAGATTCACTGGCGCTCGCGGAAACATTCGCGGCTATTTCCAATCCTTACACCGGAATAGGTACAACCCGCGCCAAAACCCAGAATGCCACGGTTAGCACCCGATTACACCGCCTATCTAGAGAAGCGCTAGAGGTGCTGCCATATAAGGATGAGCTTCTCGGAAAAGCTATTTGGTTGTACCCGGAATCCGCCGCCAAAGCGGGGTATGATATCCACATTGCCAACGACGCCACGGGCGATGAACTACCAGGCTTGATGAAACGCTATTTGGAAGAATTGGGAGAGAGAGAAGACCAAACCGAGGCTGAGGCTGAAGCCGAAATTTATGGGTTATTAGAGGCATTCTGTATCGCTTCTATTTTGGCACGGCAATTCGGCAAGGCTTACATATTGATGGGCATTGACGACGGTCAAGATTTCTCAGAACCTGTCGCTAAAGACAGTGTAAGAGCAATCCGTTGGCTCCAGGTGTACGACGGCTGGGAAATGCATCCAGAGTATGATGGGGTGCGCTCGCGGAAACCTACCCACTACCGCTTATACTCTTTAGACTCCAAACAATACGGGCAGAAAATACATCGTTCCCGTTTACTCTCGTTTTGGGGGAATCGGATTTATAGCCGCCGTCGTTTTCTGGGAGCAACTGACTACGGGGTTAACGATGATGGCGTTAGCATCATTCAAGCGATGTTTGATGCCTATTCAGAATGGATTCAGGGGGTCAAGTCGGGGTCAGCGATGCTGGCTGATTACGATGTTTTTACTCTGGGGATGAAAGGTTTGGGGCGGTTGCTCCTCGAGGATAAGCAGAAGGGGACGAATAAGAATCAGGAAGCCATAGCTAATCGAGCGCTCGCTCTTGATATGGGAAAATCGACGGTTCGGGGAATCTACTACGATTTAGAGAATGAAGAGCCTGGGGCTGTAACCCGTACTTATTCCGGTGCTGATGCGATTATGGAAACCTTGGAGAGGCGATGGGTGGCAGTATCGGGTGTTCCAAAGTTTAAACTGTTTGGGGAAATTGGTAGCCAGGGGCTAACTAATAATCAAGGATTGGCGATGCGCTCAGAATGGGCGATTTTAACTCAGATCTTCGCACACCGATGGATACCTAATCTCAAACGCATTCTCTCCTACGGATTTTTAGCCAAAGACTCACCCACCAAGGGAAGATTGCCTGATAACTGGTCTGTTTCCATTCCCTACGATTTACCGATGACTGATAGCGAGCGCATGGATTTTGAGGATAAAGCGGCAAGCAGAAGCAAGAAGCTTGTGGATATGGGTGCCATTACCCCAGAGGAGGTCCGCACCGGGTACGAGGGTGCTGAATTTTCTGGCGATTACGTTCTCACTACGCGAGAATCCTCGCGTAGTGAGAAAAAGCAACGGACTGATTCAACTGAGATACTTAGTGATGAAGAGTGGGACGCGCTCGCTGAGGTTAGTGCTGCTGACTTTGTTGAAGTCGCCAATAGCCTCACTTCGACTTCGCTCAGTGACTAATTGCAACCTATGCAAATGCCATGAAAAGCTTGCCAGCCCCAAGATAGACTAAGGGGATGGAACTGCTCAGACTTGATAAGTTTAGCCCGTTACCGTGGCAAAAAAAGCCAGACGGTAGATACTGGACGCACGTCACGCTAGGTGAAGTTGGCGTTCCTTTGACGTATCTATCTGTTGATGGCAAAAAACATACTGAGGTGGTGACAGAAAAGGGCTTATTTAATGATGATTCAGTGCGCTCGCTGGCTGGACTTCCTATCCTTTTAAAACACCCCAAAAACAGGCGATACAATTTAAATCGGGATGGATTAAAAGTTGGGCATTTACTGGGGGAAGTAGCCAAAGAAGATGGCAAGCTAATTGCTGAAGCTATTGTTGATGACTATCGGGCAGTTTCAATTATTGATAGCCTGTTGGCTAAAGGGGAAAGTCCGGAAGCCAGTAGCGGCTATTTACTATCTGACCTGCGAGCGCGGTCAGACGGCGTTTATGAGCAAATCAGGGGCGTATATGATCATGTAGCAACCCCGCTATTCCCCGGACAGGGAAGAGGTGGGCAGAACTTGACCTTAAGGTTTGATTCAGGAGACGCTGTAGTAGAACCGCTGTACTTTCTGTTTAATACTGATAAAAAGGAGACGGTAAATGTGAGTGATTTGATTGTAAGGATTGACGAAAAAGACCAACGAATACTCAAGGATGTATCAGATGAGGCGGCGAGCGCGATTAATGCGCTGCAATCCCGAATTGATACCCTCACCTCTGACTTAGAGGGAGTGGAACAGTTGGCAGAGGAATTACAAACGAAAAATGACCAACTCCAGGGACGCCTAGATGCAACTGAAACCCAGCCTCAGACAGACTCACAAGACATAGAGGAGCAAGTCCAGGCGCGGTTTGACGCCTGGAATGAGGTGATTCCGGTCGTTGGTGCGGATAAGCTCCAAATCGACGCCAAACTTTCCCCATCTGAAGTGAAAGCGGGCGCGATTAAACTCATCAACCCCAATCTCAATTTGGATGGAAAATCTGAGGGATATATTGAGGGATTATGGGAAGGGATTAAGAATCAGTCCCCCCCACGGAAAACAGACACTTTCCTGAACAATACTCGCACTGATCAGGGAGAAAAGAAAAATCCCGCGCTTGCATACACACAGGCTTATAAGAATAGGAGGCGTAATTAATGCCAATCACAAATTATGATTTAATGATTGACAAAGAGTACCTACCAGGTACTCTAATTACTGCAACTGGGGGAACAGTTCAGACCCGATTTAATAACACGGGAAATATCCTGTTTTTTGGCTTGGGAGTCGTTACGGGGAGTGGCGAGCGCGTAATCGCTTTGCCTAGCACCGCTAACGACAAATTTGAAGGGGTGCTAATGCATACCAACACTTACGAGGCAAGGGAAGGATACAGCAAGGATGCTACAACCGGGTACTATGGCTACCCAGATAAGCGAGAAGTAAGCATTATCCGCCCTGGTGAATTTGCTCAGGTAGCAGTTTTTGTTGATAGTGCGACGGCGATTAACGACCCTGTTTATGTTCGCTATTCTGCAACCCCAGGGACAACCGGGTTAGCCGGATGCTTTAGGCAAGACGACGGAACAACCACCGCTCTTGAGGTGACGGGCGCTCGCTTTATTAAAGTTGTTGCCGCTCCCACTGCGGGTGAAATGGCGATTAGTTGGGTTGAATTTAGTTAATTGGAGGTGAAGAATGCCTGTAACGTTTGACTTGTATGACGAGCTGACTCAACGGATGGACAAAATCCTTGAGCCTCGCTATCGCGCCATGTACTTTGAGAACGGCGATTTAATCCCAACGATGGCGGATTTAGAGCCAGGGGTTAAGGAGCTGGCGTATCCCCGCATGGAAGAAATCGGGGATGCTGCGATTATGGGAGATGCCGCTAGTGATATTCCCATGATCCAAATAACAGGGGACATTGACAGATACCCGATTTATATGATTATGTCCGCCTTCCCCGTTACTTTTCAGGAATCTAGAATGTTATCGCGATCGCAAATAGATAGCTTCCAGCGACGGATGACAGCCGCGAGACGGGCAATAGCCCAATACACGAACAAGGTTACGGCGTTGGGATTGACAACGCTTAATTTTCCTGGAGCGCTGACAAATTCGCTAATTACAACGGATAACTCGGCGGTAAATATTTACACGTCAGATTACCAAACTGTCCTAGACTTCTTTGTTAGTATAATTAGAAGCCTGACAGACAATTATGTGACATCTACGCCTACGGACATGGTTGTAAATGTCTCCGTTTGCAGTCGCTTAATATCTCTAGAAAACGCACAAGGTACGCGCAACGTTAAAGAGCGACTAGAGGAGATATTCCCTGAATTATTAATAACTGAAACCAAGGAGATGGAAGCCGCCCAAATAGATGGAAGCGGTATTACCAGACCGGGAACAGGAAAGGATCGGATATTTTTGTTTCCTAAAGAGGATATGGTATTGAACCGCCATATTGAAGCAACTGTGGCGGCGCTCGCACCTGAGGAATTTGTGCGTACAGCAACAGTCAAAGGGCAGCTAGCACGAGTTTACCCAATGTTTTCTTGTGTGTCTCCTTCAATTTTTGATTATCCTGATGATTGCCGCTATATCGATATCCCAGCTAAATCTTAATTATGATAGTAGAATTTAATCCCAAGTTAATCGGTATAAGCGGCAATCATGTTCTCAGCGGACAAGATGAAAAAGGTGGGTTTTGGCGAATCACGCTAAAGCCTGGATTAAATGATTTAAGTGACTCTCAAATTCAGAAGCTTAAAGCTTTTGACGGACTTGAATCTTACACTGAACGCAATGCAATTATTTTCAGGGAATCTGCTACAACAAGTTTCTCTCGGACGGCTGAACTAGAGGCTTTGTGGGAATCTCAGGGGTACACGGCTATCAGCAAAATAGCAACAGACTACGGTATTCCTAAGCCAACTACAGGATGGAAAGATGCAATCCCCTTGATTGTGCAGTACGAAGCCGAAACCAAGTAGTTAGACTGGCTATGGCGACAGTTACGGTAGATGCTTTACCAGAGATAACCTTTGATGTGCGATCGCGGCGATGGAGATACCGCGACTCAAAGGCATTTGCACCAATGGCAGCGGTGCGGACTCAAGCCCAAAGGTACGCCACAAGGGAAAAGCAGGTGCTGAGACGCATTGGGCAAGACTACTCTGAAGGAAAGATTGATTTAGAGACATTCCAGCGTCAAGCTGCCCAAACCGTCAAGCACATACATTTAGCGGATATGGTGCGAGCGCTCAACAAGCAAGAGCAACTAACACCTGACAAGTTTTTACTGGTAGCCCGGAATCTTAAACAGCAATACCATTCTGGCAAAGACCCTTTAACAGGGGATAGGTTTGGGCTGAAATATCTGGCTCAGGACATGGCGGCGGGTAAAGTATCGCCAGCACAACTACTCAATCGCCTCAGTATGTTCGGGGAGTCGGGAAAGGTGACATTTTGGGGGACAAAAACCGCGCTCGCGACTGGTGACGGGAAATCTGAAGCGATGAGGGTGTTGGGAGCGGCAGAACACTGCCAGCACTGCCCGGTATATGCGGCTCTGGGGTGGGTTCCTTTATCAGAATTAATCTTGCCAACTCAGCGATGTGAATGTCGCACCAACTGTAAGTGCAGTGTGAGGTACAGGTGATTACAATCTCTCAATCGCTTACAGGAGCTTTATATTTCCGCCAAGATGAGCGGGTAGTTTGGATTAGCCGTAGGGAGTATAAGGATGCGATCGCAAGCTTCAATCAGCGTTTCAATACCGATTACAACCCCAATCAGCCCAGAGATGCCAGGGGAAGATGGACTTCTGGTGGTGGCGGCAGTCGGGGGGGCGGTCGGGGAGGCGGTGGTGGCAGTCGGGGAAGTAGTCGGGGAGGCGGTGGTGGACTAGCCAATAAACGGGTATCTGAATTACAAGAGATAGCCAAAAAAGAAGGAATTGATGTAGAATCTTTATCCTACAAAAACCGTAAATCGGTATTGACCAAGGCAATTAAAGTTAATCGTAAAGGGCAGAACTTGAGAGAGCAGGGACTGTTGAAGGCTATTAAGCCTAAATCTAGCCTAGCCAAAAAACGAGCTGAACGGAAACAGCAAAATAATAAAAAAACAGAAAGTATTAGTGATCGTGTAAAAGCAACTAAAGAAGCCAATAAAAAAGCTACTCAAGAAAAGGCAAACAGAATAAAACCATGGGAAGATTCAGAGTACGATTCTTTAGATGAAACTAGCAGGAAGAAAAGAGCCGAACGCCAACAAGCGATAATCAATGCGCCATTGCCTCCACCCAAGCTCAAAAAATTATCCCAGGCAGAAAATGAAGAGTTAGATAGTTACAATAATATTTTGATGGAAAATACAAGCTCTGAACGAATATCAAGTCCAAAAATGAGAAACTTCATGGATGCAATTGGAATGAAAAACCACAATCAAGCATCGGTCGCTTCTAGGAGCTTAGGGCTAAATGCACTCAATCAGGAAAGGAAAAAAGGGATTTCATCTTCTGTGGATAAACTTGATCAAGAACTTAGAGTAGGTGGTGGGTACGCGCTGAGTTACGCCGGACAAATTGGTGGAAGATATGGCGAATTATACAATAGAAGAGTAGCGGAAAGCTTAGAGAGCCTGCCAACTAACAATATTGTACATATAGCTTCAAAAAGCTATTACACTCAATTACCCAGAATTGGGGAGCCGCTTCAAGTTAAATATTTAGCGGATAGAACACCTACCGTTTTTGTTGCCGAGCTGAAACGACGAAAACTTTTAGATGTGGACAACCCAGGAATTCCCGTGAATGCATCTAGGCAAAGGTTACGCACTTTGAAGGATTTGAAAGGTTTGCCGGATAATGCGTTTACAGGGTACAGATGATTACAATCTCTCAATCGCTTACAGGAGCTTTATACTTCCGTCAAGATAAACGGGTGGTGTGGATTGTACTGGAGCAATCACCGGGAAAATATACTGCAATGGTTCGAGATGCCAGTACGGGCAAATCAAAAGCTCTTGATTTTAGCAATCAAAAAGAAGCTGAAAATTTTGCTCAAGAGAGTTCTCAGGCTTATTTAGCCTCGCGCATTTTCCCTACTAAAAATGCTGAAACGCTATTAAATGACCTAGAGAAAGAAAATGTTGAAAGTATTAGATACGAGCTAAGGCGCAAAGGAATTACTGACACATCTAGAGCAAATATTGAACGGATTGACGACAATAGATCAATTCATCAATCTGTTGCGGACGCGGCAACTTATGACGAGACAAGCGTGTTAGCTGTGAAAGACAAACGGGGTAATCTACAGTCGGCATTAGCTTATGAATTAGTACCTGATTACGATGATAATGGCAATGAGCTTAAAGGGACTAAAGCTTTATATGTGGAGTATCTTGCAACAGCTCCATGGAATGCAGCAAGAGCAAATGATGATCGTGTAGTTAGTGGTGCGGGCGCAAGGGCGATAGCTGAAGCCGTAAAAGAAGCCGAAAAAGTCGGCGCTCAAAAAGTACAACTTACGGCTTTAGACGGGGCAAAACCTTTTTATAAGCGTATTGGAATGTCAAATGACAAATATGATTCGTTTTTTGAGCTAGAATTAGGAACATATAAGGCAAAAGAGTTAGTGGCAAAGTATGGTTAATGAATTTAGTAGTGCTTCCATCTATCCAGTAGATTTAGAGCGAACAGTGTGTAATTCTTTCAACCTAAACAATAAAGGACGCGCTCAGGTTGTTAAAGAAGCGAGAGAAGCTACTACCAAAAAAGGTTCAATTGTAGATTTAAACGCTTATGAAATCAACTTGAGAAAGGCGATTCATCGTTATATACTAACTTGATTTAAGCCTTAACAAGTTTTAAACACATTCAAGTCTTGACCCAACGCTCGCGCTAACCGACAAACCATAAACCAATTTTTGCAGCCGTACTTTTCCCACCTGGAAATAGTGGAAGAGCTAACGGATAGGCGCTCGCCTAGCTGTGATTGGTTTAATCCAGCGGCTAGGCGGCATTCTTTGAGTATCCTTGCTTGGGCACGATAAGCTTGAATCTCGGTCATTTTGCAACCTATGCAAATCCCTTTCAATACTAACATCGCCAGGGATAGGATTAAAAGATGGCTACTCCTTTTGCTGACCCTACTCTTTGGAATCACGCAACCTTTACGTTTGCCGTCCAGTTTGGCGCGGCAACGATTGACGAGCGCGGCAACCGAACGACGCCAGGAAAGACCTACGCCGTCACGTTCAAAATGAAAAAATCAGGCGGTAATAACCTTCAGCAAAAAGAGGCAGCAAGTGAGCTATCGGAGGTTTATAGCTGCAAGGTTGTAGCGGTCGATGGCGATTATGAGTCATTTCAGCTCCCCAACGAGATTAAGCCAGGGGACGTAGGAGAAGGAACGTTAAATGGGCGCTCGTGTCGAGCCACGATTAAATCGATTGCTCAATCATCAATTGTGTTAATCCCTCAGATACTGGGGGATAGTTGCACTTTGGAGATGGACTATCGGATCAGGAGAGGGTCAGCCGCGTGATTGAGTTAAAAGTGGATCGGGGTGAAACCGAACAGATGGTACGGCGGTACAATAGTCGTCTCAGAAGCGTTCAGCGCCCCCTGAGAGGGTGGGCGAATTGGCTACTGAGTGAAACTGAGCGCCAATTTGTAACCGAAACCGATCCAGATGGGCAACCCTGGGCAGCGCTCGCCCCCTCAACCTTGGCTCAGAAACGAGCGCTAAATTATCCAGATGACATTTTGACTCGCACTAGGGATATGCGCCGTTCAGTTCGGATTGTCTTAGCTGGGCGATATGAAGTGGCGATCGCGGTTGATTTCCCGGCACAATTTCACCAGTCGGGAACCGCCAAGATGCCACAGCGCCGTATCTTGGGACTTAATGAACGCCGGCGAAACCGCTTAGTTCTTAGAGTAAGGGGGTATCTAAGAAATGGGCGTTGATTTCACTGTTTGGGATAAAGCGATTGGTACTCGATTGCAACCGATTCGGGATGCGCTTGCCTCTATCCCAGTAGCAGCGATTCCCCAAGAAGCTGGAAAATATGGGGATGAACAGTTCGAGTCAATCGATTGGCTGTTCCCTGAGTACAGCGCCAGTTCCGATGGGAGCGATCGCATTCAACAGCTACAAGTTACCCTCATAATCCGTTTGCATTTCTCAAAACGCTATGCCAGCACCCCCCAGGAAAAAGCAGCATTAGAATGGGCTGAACAACAGCTTTTACTAATTGTTCCTGGCTACCGCCTGCCAGATACCCTGTCCCCCGTCAGGTTAGTATCTGGCAGGCTTTTTGCCCCTCAAAGGGGACAATGGTACAAAGAGCTGCGGTTTGAATTTAGCGCTCAGATTGTGCCAACCGACGAAGTTGAACCCGTCCCACCTGTGATCACGATTGGAGTGGATGATTCTTACGGTCAGTTAGTGGAGGTAACTCAGTGAACTACGTTGTAACTACGGATATCCGTAGTGATGAAACTCAAAGGAGGATTTATGCCTAATACAGGGGTAGTAGTAACCCAATCGACTGCTGAGGATCTCTCGTTAACCCGAACCTTACCCATTGCAGTGGTAGGAACTTGCTCAACTGGGACTTTGGCAGATAGTACCCCAACCCTGATTGAATCGAAGGCGGATGCTACTACCATTCTTGGTGCTGGTAGCGGCTCTGACACTTTGCCAAATGCGGTGGCGGTACTTCAGCGCTATGGCTGCGGGAAAATCATCGCGCTTAAAGGGGACAGCGGCGCGGCGACTCCAGCCGAAGGCGTGACAGGGGCAATCCCTCTGTTGGGTAACACGCTCTCAACCCTTGGGATAGAGCCTGAAATAATCTTAACTCCCACCTTTAATGACGCCACAGTGGTAACAGCGCTAAAAACCTTGTGTGACAGTATTCATGCGCTCGCGCTTATTAGTCCATCAGCGGCTACAACAATCGCTGATGTAATTACGGCTAGAGGCACTTCAACAGGAGTGGGGATTAAAGATCCTCGAATTGTAGTGTGTTACCCTTACATGAAAAATGCTGATACTCCCACAGATTTAGAAGAATTAACTCTTCACCTTGCCGGGGTGCTAGCTAATCTTGATAACTATGGACAATCACCGCTAAATCAGCCGCTTCTGGGGGTGGACAGCCCAGAAATTTCAATGACTCTTAGCTACTCTAGCGACACATCAGATAACGAACAGCTAAACGATAATGGCGTTACCACTATTAACCTTGACCCTGATGCTGATTACGTGATTTGGGGTGGGCGCAATTCAGACTATCAGGAGAATGAAACAGACGTATTAACTTTCATCAATGCGGTACGCGCTCGCGATAAAATCACCGAGTTAACTAGGGCTAGAGCAATTAAAATGCTGGGTCAAAATAGCAACTACACCACTGCATCTTTACTTACGGAAAGTTACCGGACAATGCTGAATGACCAAATTAGTTTAGGGGCAATTAAATCTTTCACCAAAGTAGCGATAAACGACAGCAAAACTGATTACAGTCAATTTAAGATTTACCACGATATAGAGTTTCAGCCCTGGACTCCCACCGAGTTTATTGGCGCTTCTGTGGCGATGACCGTTAACAACTAAAAGGTAAGAATATGGCTGTAATTGAATTTTTGATGGATGAGGGGGTAGACGTAAAGCTGTTGGATTACTTGGGCAATCCAGCCGATGCCAAGGGCATGGCAACAGAAATTACCCCGCCCGAACAAACTCTGAACATGGAAACTGATTTAAGAATCGGGGAAGGGGGAGAGGTAAATCGCCCAACTACCTACGCGGCGATGGAATGCTCAATGACACTTAAAGGAATCTCTAATCAGTTTTGGGAATTCACCTCGACCGCCCAAGCGCAACGCAAAGAGTTAACGATTCAAGTAACAGGGAAAGGGCAAGATAGGTACGATTCTACATCTACCGTGGACGTGAAACTTGTCATGAAAGGTTATGTCATGCGAAATGCCTTTTACTCATCAATAAGCGCAGGGGAAAAGTCAGAATTAGAATTAAGCATGGGGGTTAATTCAATTACTCAACAGATAGGCTCAACCACAGTAACCTTTGAACCAGCACTCAAAAAATATGAAATAAATGGAGTTAATCAATGGGCATGGTAAAGAAACAACAAAAACTAAAAACTATTGTCAAAGTTGGCGGAAAAGTATTTGTACAAAAACCGTTATCCGCGAGCGCCCACTTTGAATACGAAAATCGAAAAACAACTCAATCAATTCAGCTTGCTAATGAATGGCTGCTCTACGAAGCATTTGAAATTGATGGACATAACGTCATAGAAGAGGACTTGAAAGGGCTTAAGTTCCGCGAGCGCGGACGTTTGTTGCTTGGTGTGACGGCGGTAAATATCACGTATAACGATGACTTGCCCATGAATGAAAGCTCAGACTTTTCAGTTTGTGGTAATCGTTTTACAGAGAAGGAAGATTCAGGAGATTGCTTTAATGAGTTTGTTGCCAAATTCGCCCAAGATGCGCTCGAAGCTTATCGCTGGGTTATTCCAGAAATTCTACTTTGTAACAACAGAGAGATTACGGATACAGATTTTATTAAACTTGCTCCAGATGGTATTGGATTTGAAGGTGCAAACGCAATCACTCGATGGTTGCAAGCTTTTTTACCCCAAGCCCAAAGGAATTAATTTTAACCTTAAAATGGGCTGGATGGAGTATCAAAGATTTGCAGAATTTAGGGAAGTTTAAAGATATTCAAACTTGGATAAAAGCAATTATTGAAGCGATAGAGTTAGAACGAAAGGAATGGGAAAAGGCTAATAGTGGCAACCACCGAAACCATTAAAATTATCGCTGACACTGAAAGTGCGCTCGCAGGATTCAGTAAAGTCCAAGTAGCGGGTCAGCAGATGGCTGGACGGCTTCAATCTATTGGTGGTTCAATGGTTAGCTTAGGTCAAAAAGCTTCACTCATGACCGCTCCCATCAGTATCGGGTTTGCCGCAGTAGGAAAGATTGCAGGTGATTTTGAGAATTCCATGCAGCGGTTACAAGCCGTTTCAGGTGCAACGGGTAAGGAGTTTGAGAAGCTTAGAGACCAGGCAAAGCAGTTAGGATCAACCACTGAGTTCAGCGCCAAACAAGCATCGGATGCTCAAGGATTCTTGGCAATGGCTGGGTTTGAAGTGAATGAGATAACCGCTGCAATGCCGGGACTCCTCAACTTGGCGACCGCAGGACAACTAGACTTAGCCCGTGCTGCGGATATAGCCAGCAATGTATTGACTGGCTATGGGTTTGAGGCATCAAAAATCAACTATGTAAACGACGTGATGGCAAAAATTGCCACGAGCGCCAACACAAACATCAGCCAGCTAGGGGAGGCGATGAAATATGCCGCGCCAATCACTAAAAGCGCTGGGTTAGACTTTACAGAAGCGGCAACAATCATTGGCAAATTAAGCGATGCCGGGATTCAGGGAAGC